CAATAATAGATTTTGACCATGCCCCAGCCGCCAATTTTTGGGTTTCTACCAAACCGAGGTTTTCTACAAGAATTAGATCATTACGATCCAAGCTAAGATCCTTGTCATTAACTTAAAAGCTTTAAAAATAGTGGTGAAAATGAATCTATTTAATTTGCTAAAAAACAACCAACTTCCTCAATAACCTCGAATAACACGAAAAAGAACAAATTTTGAACCGAAATATTGACTCTCAATCAATCCTTTTCCAAAATTTTTTGACCAGCTACAGCTGGGTTAACGTATTAAGCGCATACGTAATATATTTGCCCGTGACCTGATAATGACGTTGGCACTTGGAACCAGAATAACAAATATTATCTCTCCCTGTTAATCCGCAGAAAAATAACACTTTTTACAGTCACCATTTGTACGATGAGACTGACAAGGACAATCAATTAAAATCCATCCCAACATTCATTAATCTGTGCAGACTGCTTATCCGCAGAGGAAAGCGAAATTTTCAAGGTTTCGCTTTCTGATTGATTTTCAACTATAAGGAAAAAGATATGTCTGAAACAATTAAAACTGAAAACCAGAACCCTGAGCATGAATGTCCGTTTGATCCCAATAATTATAAAGGCGAGCAGATTGTTGCCCCAGAAGGCTCTTTCTATTGGGCGCTGATTCAATTGAAACTGGGCAAGAAAGTGCGTCGCAGTGACTGGGCTGACAAGGAACAGCTAAACTTTGTCCCGCGCCGTACCGACACCGAAGGCAAGTTCGATTATTTATCCCATATTGATAAGAGCAATAAACACGGCAATTGGGCACCTTGGCAGCCGATACAAGAAGATCTGATGGCTTGCGATTGGGTGTTGATTCAAGAAGCGATAACACCTGAAGAGAGAGAAAATCTGGTTTTTGATCTTAAATCAGACATGTCCATATCTTCATGGGGAGCGCAAAGAACTTGGGGGTATATAGGTGAGAAAGGGGGACCTCATTATGATCCATCACTTCTTGGTAGCTTAAATATGATTCGAAATAACACTGATATTAAAACCGTTACGGCATTCGTTGTTAGCGATGTAGCTGATATTTACCAAAAGTTCCAATATATCCGCTTTAATTTCTTCTCTGAAAAAATGAATGACTTGCAGTATGCCAGTGAGATAAAGGAAAAAAATCTGCAGGTAACAGTCGATAACGTTACCTATAATTTAGGAAAGCCTACTACCGCTCGTTTCGAGAACGGATTGGGATGGGGGACTGCATATAGTAATGAGCAAAACTCAGCCGTTGATGAACTGATTAAAGTCTTACAGCAAACGGGTAAAACTAAGCGTTTTTACTGTGTTTGGAAGTAATTCAATTCTGAATTAGTTTGTTAAGGCCACACAATGTGTGGCCTTAATCATATCCAATGTTTTCCCCTCACCAAAAAATAACCAAAACTGCCAATTGACTTGAACAACACAAAAAAAGAACAAATTTCGCACCGAAAAAGAGGGCAAAAAAAAACATATCCGGTATTCTTTGACGGCGACTTCTGTTTACAGCATCATGTCGATAAATTAGCTAGTAGAGGCAATTTTATGGTCATACAGGCAAATACAGATCAAGCTATCGACGGCGATCTCTAACCACTTCCCACAATACCCAATGACAGAGCCCCGACGGATACCAGAAACTCATTACTATGGATAAGGACTTTTTTGCAGCAGATGCTGAAATCCAGAACATGTTCAAGATTGAGCAGTAAAATCTTTTTAAACACCAAAATCTAATTCTTTCCAACGGCGTTCTCCAACCAGAACAACACCTTACATCTATCCCATTTGTACCATCCACCAGACACTGCCAACCGCATGATTTTAAATGCCTATTGCGTCAATATACTCCCACACCTTAACAGGAGAGAACGCTAATATGGCACAAGATTATCATCATGGAGTCCGTGTACAGGAAATCAACGAAGGTACGCGCACCATTACAACCGTTAGCACCGCTATCGTGGGTATGGTCTGTACTGCACCTGACGCAGACGAAAAAACATTTCCATTAAACACACCGGTATTACTGACTGACGTTATGAGCGCCAGTGGTAAGGCTGGGAAAAAAGGGACTTTGTTCGCATCACTGAAAGCAATCGCAGCCCAGGCTCAACCAGTCACTGTTGTTGTTCGTGTGGCTGAGGGCGAGTCGGAAGAAGCAACCATTTCTAACATCATCGGTGGTGTCACTGATGAAGGTAAGAAAACCGGTCTGCAGGCACTGTTGGCTGCGCAAAGCCAGCTCGGTGTTAAACCCCGCATTCTGGGTGTTCCGGGTCTGGATTCAAAAGCTGTGGCTACTGAACTGGCCTCTATTGCCGAGAAACTGAAAGCAATGGCGTATGTGAGCGCTTATGGCTGCAAAAAAATCGAAGAAGTCATCAAATATCGTGAAAACTTCAAGCATCGTGAGCTGATGCTGATTTGGCCTGACTTCCTGAGCTGGGATACTGTCACCAACAGCGAAGCGATTGCTTTTGCAACCGCTCGTGCTTTGGGTCTGCGCGCTAAGATCGACCAGGAAACTGGCTGGCACAAAACCCTGTCCAACGTTGGTGTCAACGGTGTGACTGGTCTGTCCGCTGATGTCTTCTGGGATCTGCAAGATACCGCGACTGACGCTGATCTGCTGAACAAAGCTGGCATCACTACGCTGATCCGTAAAAACGGTTTCCGTTTCTGGGGTTCACGCACCTGTTCTGATGACGCACTGTTCCAGTTCGAAAGTTACACCCGTACTGCTCAGGTTCTGGCTGACACCATGGCTGACGCGCATATGTGGGCAATCGACAAGCCGCTGACCCCATCGCTGGTACGCGATATTATCGAAGGTATCAATGCCAAGTTCCGCGAGTTGAAAGCGGGTGGCTACATCATTGATGGTCGTTGCTGGTACGACGACAAAATCAACGATAAAGACACCCTGAAAGCAGGCAAATTGACCATCGATTACGACTATACCCCTGTACCGCCACTGGAAGACATGATGTTACGCCAGCGCATTACAGATAGTTACCTGATGGATTTCGCGAAAAGTATCAATAAATAAGGGGCTGACTGATGGCATTACCTCGCAAACTTAAATACCTGAACTTGTTCAACGATGGCAACAACTATCAGGGCATTGTGGAAGAACTGACTCTTCCTAAATTGAGCCGCAAGCTGGAAGCCTACCGTGGCGCTGGCATGAACGGCAGTGCAATGGTGGATCTGGGTCTGGATGAAGGCGCCCTGGATGCTGAATTCACTCTGGGCGGTGTTGAATCTCAACTGTACAAACAGTGGGGCATCGCGAAAGCGGATGGCGTCATGCTGCGTTTTGCCGGCTCTTTTGAACGCGAAGATACGGGTGACGTAGTTGCAGTTGAAGTTGTGATGCGTGGTCGCTTCCAGGAGTTTGATCACGGTACTTATAAACAAGGTGATAACACTCAGACCAAAATCACCGCCAAAAACACTTATTTCAAACTGACATGGGATGGCGAAGAACTGATTGAAATTGACACCATCAACATGGTTGAGAAAGTGGGCGGAGAAGATCGTCTGGAGCAACATCGCCGCGCTATCGGTCTTTTTTAATCGCTCTTTTAGCAATTAAATTTTTTAAAACTTATTTCCTGTCTCATCAATACGTTAGTCGTGCTTGTTGAGACAGGCTTTTAATCGGATAAACAAGGTTGAACCATGACAGAAACACTGAATACTCAAAATGACGATCTGCGCACCATCGAATTGGAAGCACCACTGGCGCGAGGCAACGGCGAAATCACGGAAGTGATGGTACGCAAACCTAACAGCGGTGCATTGCGCGGTGCACGTTTACAGGCGCTGCTGGAAATGGATGTGGATTCTATGCTGCTTGTTCTGCCGCGTGTTACCACCCCTGCATTGACCAAAAGTGACCTGATGATGATGTCACCTGGTGATCTGATTAATCTCAGTGTGGAGGTGGTCAATTTTTTGTTGCCGAAGTCGGTCAAGTCCGATTCCCAGAACGATTAACGGTTGATGAATTGGTGGCGGATATCGCCACCGTTTTTCACTGGTCACCGGCAGTGACGGATGAAATGTCATTGCCGGAACTGTTGGACTGGCGACATCGGGCCATTTTAAGAAGTGGTGCAGAAAATGAGTAATATACAGTCTCAGCTAGACAAGGTATTGAGTGCCGTTGGAAAGCTGACCAGTTCCTTTAAACCTTTTCAGCGGCATCAAAAAAAGCTGGCGGATACAGTAGATAAAATCCATAACCAGTTTAAAAAGCTCAATAAGAGCATTGAGAGTTTAAAACCTATAGTCGGATATGCGCAGGAAACTGCGCGTATGCGTGCCGATCTCAAAGCCTATAATCAAAGAATTGTACAATCTTTATCTGTGCGGCAGAATTCCTCAAAAGTAATGCAGGTGAGCGCTGCCAGTCAATCAGTCAATATTACTCAAATAACCCAAAGTATCAGTAAGGAAAGTTCATCTGGCAATACAAATGAAGTGAATGTGGGTGTTACAGGTAATATGACTAACAATTTTAAATTGTTAGATAAGCTAGTTATTAATATTAATCCTCAAATAAATATTTTATTTAACATGTTGAATAAAATTAATGGGGTTTTGAACTTAACGACGGGTTTTGTACAGGTAACATTCCAAACATTAATTAATAATATACAAATATTTGGCAATATTAGTATCAAAGCATTTAATTCATTAAAAGTCAGTCTGGCAATATTTACCCAATTAGGCATTCAAGTGTTTGCAAATTTCAGTGCAAAACTGAATTTATTTGCTCAATTAGGGCTTAGCATTTTTGTGCAATTAAGAGCCAGCCTAAATGTATTTGTTCAGATTGGCATTCAGGCACTGAATAAATTAAGTACCAGTTTAGATCTCTTTGCCCAGATAGGAATTCGGGCTTTTATTGAATTAAAAGCGAGCCTGAATTTCTTTGCGCAGTTGGGTATTCTGGCATTTGGTAAATTGAAAGCCACGCTGGATTCATTTGTACAGCTGGGCGTGCAGGCGCTGGACAGATTGCTGGCAC